GATTAACCCAAGATTGATGAACTTATATACTGTTTCACAAGCATTAATGGAACACGCATATTGGTTATTTCCTGACATGGAAGCTATGGCTGGAAGTGGTAGTGGTCAAATGGGACAAGAAGAGGTTGATACTCAAACTGACCCACCGACTGTTAGAGCAAGAGCTTTAACTTTCCCATTGTTGGTTCATGAATTAGTTAAAGGTGTTTATGAAGTATTTGGTACTCATGGTTTACCTGATGACCCGAAAGCAGCTGAAATGGTTATGGGTGCTGAAGATACACTTCCTTCTGAAATTTGGGATTCAAGATTGGGACCAATTTTTTGGGAAAAATTCCAAGAAGCTTATCCATTAGAACTTTTTGAAGATGATATGAAACACATACAACATCATTTGTTTTTCAGATTCTCTAAATTAGACGCTAAACAATTCTTTAAAGTGAGTAATGCTATTTTAGCAGGTAAACCTGAAGGTATGACATTCATTCAAAGATTGGTTGATGAAATTGTTTCTGATTTGAAAAAACAAGAATATGAAGATACAATGAAACAATATGGTTCTGATGACGATGATATTGATGATATAGACATTTCAAGTTTAGGATTCTAAAAAAATAAACCCCTCAATAGAGGGGTTTCTTATTAATGAACCATTATTATATTTATTAATAAAGGTATGACTAAAGAACAAGTAATGATTGAGTATGTAAGATGTATGAAAGATACACCTTATGCTCTTAAAACGTATTTACAAACTTACGATAATACTGTGTCAAGATATGTTCCATTGGAACTATTTCCTGACCAAATTAGTTTGTTAAAAGATTATGAAGATTATAACGAAAATATTGCTTTAAAATATAGACAGGCGGGTGTATCTACAGTAACCGCTGCTTGGGTTTCAAAAAAATTAGCATTTGCTAAAAAAATAAAACCTGAAAAGATTTTGATTATTGCCAATAAACTTGATACATCACAAGAAATGGCAAACAAAATCAGAGCGTTTATTGGTCAATGGCCCGACTGGGTTGGTATTGATTTTGCCGCTGAAAAAAATTCACAAAAACATTATAAATTAAATAATGGATGTGAAGTTAAGGCGGTTGCGACATCTAAAGATGCCTTGAGAGGTTTTACTCCGACCATATTGATTTTTGACGAGGCGGCCTTCATTGAGGCCGATAGTGATTTTTGGGCGGCTTGTATGGCATCCCTATCTACGGGTGGTAAAGTAATAGTTGTGTCAACACCAAACGGGTATGACCCAATCTATTATGAAATTTACGACCAAGCAAACAGAAATATGAATGACTTCAAAATTTCTGAAATGTATTGGTATCGTGACCCAAGATACACAAGAGATTTATATATGGTTAAGACAAAAGATATTATTCATTATCTTTTGAATAAAGAAGAATATAATGTTAGTGATATTATTAGTTGGGAACCAATAGAATTTTCAGATAGGAACTATGATGATTTAAAAAAAATTATTGAGGACGGTTACAAACCATGTTCGGCTTGGTTTGAAAGTATGGTGAAAAAACTTAAGTACGACAAACGTAAGGTTTCTCAAGAGTTAGAGTGTAATTTCTTAGGTTCGGGTGATAACGTATTTGATTCTAATATGATGCAAAATATTAGAGAAAATATGATTCGTGAACCACAAAACAAAATGATGGGAAACTCATTATGGATATGGAAGGAACCTGTATTAGGTCACAAGTATGTTATGGGTGTTAGTGAGGACTTTAGTTCTTTCCAAATCATTGATTTTGATGAGAGAGAACAGGTTGCGGAATTTGTTGGAAAACTACCTCCTGATACTATGGCTGAGATATGTTATAAGTGGGCAAATATGTATTCTTGTTTCATCGTGATAGATATTACGGGTGGTATGGGTGTTTCCACGTCAAGGAAATTACAAGAAATGGGTTATAAAGATTTATATGTTGATGGTGTTGACACAGCAAATAAATGGAAATACGACCCAAAGGCAACTGAAAAAATTCCTGGAATCAATTTTAATAATAAACGTGTTCAAATAATTGCGTCGTTTGAAGAGGCATTGAGACATGAATTTAAAATTTATAGTTCAAGATTGTTCAACGAAATGAATACATTTATTTATGTTAATGGACGACCTGACCACCAAAAAGGACAACATGATGACTTGATTATGTCACTAGCTATGGCTTGTTATGTTGCTGAATCTTCATTTACAAGTTTAAAAAGAGTTACCGAACAAACAAAGGCGATGTTGGATTCATGGAGTGTTGCCAATAACGATAATGTTAGTAAACAAATTGAATTCAATCCTGTAATACCAACTCTTACTGATAATATGAATCAATCAAGTAGGAATAGTTATTCAAAAGAGGATTATATGAAATACGGTTGGCTATTTGGAGTTAGGTAATATTTATGACTAATGGGATTTTCATCAAGAAAGAGAACAAAAAGTATTTACATGGGGTCAAAGTTAAGTGTCCCTGGTCAAGGTATATATACGGCTAAATTAACTCCGTCTGAAAAGACTCAAGTTAACATACAAACTAATAGAGAACCAAGACCATCGTCAACACCAAAACCGGTGGTAAGTTCAACTCCTACACCGACACCAACTCCTAGTACAAGTCCTGTAAGTGTAACACCAACACCAACAGTAACTATTTCAGTTACACCTACTTTAACACCAACTATTTCAGTTACACCTACTTTAACCCCAACACCAAGTCCTTCATTTATACCACCAACACCATTTATCGGTATATGGAGAACAACAGGGTCTTCTGAAACTATTACATTACCATTCAAAATTAGTGGAACGTATAGTGGAACAATTGATTGGGGTGATGGTAATACATCAGTTAACTCATATGGTAATAGAATACATATCTATGATACCCCAGGTGACTACACTGTAACAATATACGGAGTGGTAAATGGTTTTGGATATGTGTTTGATGATATTGGAAGTGGTGAAACTTTAAAATTAATAGAGATTCAACAATGGGGGGCCCAATTTAATTTAGGTAGTGATTATAACTATGGTCGTTTTATGGGATGTTCAAATTTAACTTTAACAGGAGTTACTGATACATTAAATCTTAATGGTACTATTGATATCATGGCAATGTTCTCGGATTGTAGTAATATTACGACAATACAAAATATTAATAATTGGGACGTTAGTAACATTAACAATCTATTATTTATGTTTAAAGATACACAATTTGACCAAGATATAAGTGGTTGGGATGTTTCAAACGTTACTAATATGAGAGGTATGTTTTATAATTCATCATTCAATCAAGATATTAGTGGATGGAATGTGTCGGGAGTTACCGATATGTTTAGTATGTTCCAAGGTACACAATTTAATCAAGATATAAGTGGTTGGGATGTTTCAAACGTTACTAATATGTCAGGTATGTTTAATAATACACCATTTAATCAAGACATTAGTGGATGGGATGTATCCTCTGTGACAAATATGGGTTTTATGTTCCTATCAACACCATTTAACCAAGATATTAGTGGATGGGACGTTTCAAAGGTAACAAATATGGGTCAAATGTTTCAAAATTCATCATTCAATCAAGATATTGGTAAATGGAATGTGTCTGGAGTTACAGATATGGGTTCCATGTTTTGGTCAGCATTGTCATTTAATCAAGATATTAGTGGTTGGGATGTTAGTAATGTAACAAGTATATTCGGTATGTATGGTATGTTTTTTAGTGCCACGTCATTTAACCAAGATTTAAGTAGTTGGTGTGTACCATTAATACCTTCATTACCTCCATTTTTTGACGATAACACACCTTCTTGGGTACTACCTAGACCAAATTGGGGAACTTGTCCACCATTTATTAGTATTTGGAGAACAACTTCACCAAATGAAACTATAACATTACCATACGAAAATACAGGAACATATGATGGTACTATTGATTGGGGTGACGGTAACACTTCAGGTAATTCATATTCAAATAGAACACATACTTATTTAACACCTGGTGATTATACAATAACAATATCAGGTGATTGTGTTGGTTTTAGATTTAACGATAGTGGTGATGATACAAAAATTAGAGAAATTACTCAATGGGGTAGCAAATTTAGATTAGGTAATAATGGATATTATTTTGCGGGATGTTTTAATTTAGTTTTAACAGGTGTTACTGATGTATTAAATTTACAAGGAACAGATAACTTAACAAGTATGTTTGTAGGATGTAGTCAAATAACTACTGTTAATAGAATGGATGAATGGGATGTCTCAAATGTAATAAATATGAATTCAATGTTCCTTAATGCAACTAGTTTTAATCAAGACATTAGTAGTTGGGATGTTTCTAATGTTACGATTATGACAGCAATGTTTTTAGGTACACTATTTAACCAAGACATTAGTAGTTGGGATGTTTCAAGTGTAACAGATATGGGAAGTATGTTCTCATTTTCTCAATTTAATCAAAATATAAGTTTATGGAATGTGTCAGGAGTTACTAATACTTCATTTATGTTTGCGATTACACTATTTAACCAAGATATTGGAGTATGGGATGTCTCAAATGTTACTTACATGTATGGTATGTTCCAAGGTTGTGTACCATTCAACCAAGACATTAGTAGTTGGGACGTTTCTAATGTTACCAATATGGATTACATGTTTTATAATACATCATCATTTAATCAAGATTTATCTTATTGGTGTGTAGCATTAATCCCTTCATTACCTGACAACTTTGACACAGGAGCATCTTCATGGGTATTACCTAAACCAGTATGGGGAACTTGTCCCACACCTCCATTTATTAGTATATGGGACACTACTAAAACTTCAGCAGGGTCATCAAGTTCTAATCAGGTGTCTCTACCTTTAGACTCATTTGGAATTTATAATGGTACTATTGATTGGGGTGATGGTAATATTAGTGCGAATACTTTCGCAAATAAAACTCATACGTATTCATCACCAGGTGTTTATACAATAACCATATCAGGGACAAGTATTGGATTTGGTCCATTTAATAATGGTGGTGATAGACTTAAATTGATTGAAATAACTAAATGGGGAAATTTTACTTTTCAAGGAACTTCTTTACAAGGTTATTGGTTCTCAGGATGTCAAAATTTAAAATTATCTGGAGTTACCGACTCTATTACTTTAGGTTTTACAACTGATTTAACTTCAATGTTTAATAATTGTACTTCATTAACTACAATAAACAACTCAAATAATTGGGATGTGTCAAGTGTTCAATTTATGGGTAATATGTTTTTAAATTGTAATCAGTTTAATGATTCAGGTATTACATCTTGGGATGTGTCAAACGTAACTAATATGAATGGTATGTTTTTTCTTAACACATTATTTAACCAAGATTTAAGTGGGTGGTGTGTTCCATTAATACCGTCATTACCAACAAACTTTGATACCGCCGCAACTTCTTGGGTATTACCTAGACCAATTTGGGGAACTTGTCCACCTTAAAATATTATTTAAATATTTAAATATAAAGATTTAGAATTAAAATTATAATATGGAAAACAATCAAAATAATCAATTAACGGTTTGGCAAAAATTATCCCAAGCATTTGGGCCTAATTCTTTACTGAATCAAGATTATCCAACTTACAAATACGATAAAGAGGAATTATTAAAAACCACTTCTAAACAAGAATTTGATAAAGAACTTTTACAAGCTCAACAAACATATTATTTAGCAAATCAGTGGACTAAAATTGAAAGTAATTTATATACTCAAGCAGTATATTACGAACCAACTCGTTTAGCGTCGTTCTATGATTACGAGTCAATGGAATATACTCCTGAGATATCTGCAGCTTTAGATATCTATGGTGAAGAATCAACAACTGTTGACCAAAATGGTTATATGTTACAGATTTATTCTGAATCAAAACGTATCAAATCAATCTTGGCGGATTTATTTAACAACGCATTAGACTTAAACACCAATTTACCTATGTGGACAAGAAACACATGTAAGTATGGTGATAACTTTGTTTACTTAAAATTGGACGCTGATAAGGGAGTTGTTGGATGTATGCAATTACCAAACATTGAGATTGAACGTCTTGAAAGGGGTATGGCTGCAAAATCTCAAAATGTTGACGAACCAAAAGAAAATAAAGGTTTAAGATTTAAGTGGAAGGCTAAAGACATGGAATTTAATTCATGGGAAATGGCTCACTTTAGATTATTAGGTGATGATAGAAAACTTCCTTATGGTACTTCTATGTTAGAAAAAGCAAGACGTATTTGGAAACAATTATTGTTGTCTGAAGATGCGATGTTGATTTATAGAACGTCAAGAGCACCTGAAAGAAGGGTGTTTAAAGTCTTTGTTGGTAACATGGATGATAAAGATGTTGAACCGTATGTACAAAGAGTTGCCAATAAGTTCAAAAGGTCTCAAGTTGTTGATAGTAACACAGGTAATGTAGATATGAGATTCAACCAAATGGCGGTTGACCAAGATTACTTTATACCTGTTCGTGATGCTGCGGCAGCAAGTCCTATTGATACTTTACCTGGTGCTCAGAACCTTTCTGAGATTGCCGATATCGAATATATCCAAAAGAAATTATTAACAGCTCTTCGTGTTCCTAAAGCGTTTTTAGGGTTTGAAGAAGTAGTTGGTGATGGTAAAAATTTATCATTACAGGATATTCGTTTTGCAAGAACAATTAACAGAATTCAAAAATGTATGATTGCAGAGTTAAATAAAATTGCAATTGTTCATTTATTTATTTTAGGATTTGAAGATGAGTTAAATAATTTTACTTTAGCACTTACAAATCCATCGACACAAGCTGACTTACTTAAAATTGACGTTTGGAAAGAAAAAATACTTCTATACAAAGACGCAGTTACCGCTATTGAGGGTATTGCTCCTGTATCTGTTTCTTGGGCTAAGAAACATGTTTTAGGATTCTCAGATGAAGAAATTAAACTTGATTTACAACAACAACGTATTGAAAAAGCGGTTGGTGCTGAGTTAACTAACACCGCAACAATCATTGCTCACACTGGAATATTTGATAACGTTGATAAACTTTATGGAACTAAGTCAGGTAGTACCTCATCTGCGGGAACCACACCTCCACCACCACCTGGTGGTGAATTAGGAGGAACACCAACGCCACCACCGGCAGGAGGACCTGAAGGAGGATTACCTGAAAGTGAGAAAAAAGATAATTACAATATTCTTTTAGAATCTGACGGTTTCATTGATGATGATTCTTTCATTGATTTATCAAGAGGAAAAAATTATTTAGGTGAGATTGAAGAACAATTGAGTAAAATATTAAGAGATTGATATTTATAAATAAAAAGAAATGAAATTCGGTATTTTAAAATCAAAAGTTGATAGAAGATTATTAGAATCTTACTCTAATCAAACTTTCCAAAAAGAATTGAAAACATTCAAAAAATTAGTTTTGGAAAATTCAAACATAAGTAAATTGTTTTACTTGTATGATGAATTAAAAACTAATCAAGGTTTGAACGAATCTGTTCTTGAAGATTATATTAATGAGTGTACTAAAATTTATGAGAACACCATTAGTAAAATTAAACCACAATCTATTGAAAAAATCAAAGGTTGGGTTAAGAATATCAATTCAAAAAATGATTATGAAGATATTGATAATTTATTCTCAAAAAATGTTCTTACTATTGAATCTAAAATCAAAAGTAAAAATCTTATTAAAGAATCTTTAAGTAAAAAATCTATAGATAAAAAAGAACCTATCAAGATTCCAATTTCTTCTATGATTAATGTTGCAAACAACACTATTAAAAATTATATTGAAAATTTAAATGAGACTGAAAAAAAAGAACTTATTAAATTTTTGAATACTGATGAAAAAGAATTGGAAGTAAAATTTGAAACTTTAAAAGAGAATGTTGTAAAAAAATTAAACGTAATTAAAGAATCTGAAAATGATTCAGAAGTTATCACCAAAATTGATGAAACAATTAAGACGGTTAATTCAGAAAAATACGACAAACTTAATTACTTCAAATTATCGGATTTAAACGATAATCTTTAATTCTCGTTTTTCATTTTCTGAACGTAAATTGCCTTATTGATTTGATTTCTACGATTAGTAGATTTTTTAACAAAAGTTTTACGGTTAATTAATTCCTGACTTTGACGAGTCTTAATAACCTTATTTTTCAATTGTTTTAAGGCTTTCTCTATTGATGTGTTTTTATCTAATTTAACTATTAACATATTTTACAAATATCTGCAAATATAAAAAAATTTTGACTTGTAATACATTTATACCTATTTTTTTAAAAAATAAACTTTAGGAAAAATGAAAATTAATGAAAAAAGGCAAAACCTCAAAAATACATGGTTTTAAAACAGCTAAAACAATTTACGGAACAGTAGATTCATTTGAATTAAAATCACTGTATTTAAACATTCAAACATGGGTTGAACCAAAAGAAGAGTTAGAGAATTGGACAAGAGTAGTATCAAACTTAAGTAGAGCCATAAGACATTCAGTATACGAGTCGGTAAACACGGGAATATATGACAATAAATTTATTGTTGATTTAGATTTAAGGTCATCAGGATTATCAAAAGGGAAAAAATCATTTTTAAATTTAGAAGTAAATTTATATTTGTTAGATACAACTTTAGATTTTAAATCAAAAGAAGTTAAAGATTCTCTTAAAGAAATTTGTAAAAGTATCTTCAAAAATAATTTTTCAAATAACAAATATTTTTCGTTTCACTATTCAAAAACAAATAAAACGAAACCAATAACGACACAAAGTTAATCTTTTCAATATTTATTATATAAACCATTGAAATGAACTTAGAAATAATAAAACCTGGTCAAGTTGGGAAAGGAATTCTTATCGAGTACGATGCGGGATATATCAATCCAAAAGAGAACGGTAATGAGAAGATAATTAAAGAATCTAAAAATTTTTTAGACCACTCAAAACCATTTGAATTTTACGCAGTTTTACAAAAGTATGACACTCCAAATAGAAACGGTAGAATATACCCTGAAAAAATATTAAAAAGAGAAGCAGACAATTATAAAAAAATGATTGAGAAGGGAACTTCCCTTTCTGAATTAAATCACCCTGAATCGTCATTAATTGACTTAGATAGAGTTTCACACATCATCACCGAAGTATGGTGGGATGGAAAAGTATTAATGGGTAAGTTGAAATTGTTAACATCACCAGGATTTCACGAAAGAGGAATCTGTTCAACAAAAGGTGATTTGGCAGCTAACTACTTAAGACAAGGAGTTACTCTTGGTATTTCTTCTCGTGGTGTAGGTTCATTAAAAAAAGTTGGTGAACAAAATGAAGTACAAGATGACTTTGAACTTATTTGTTTTGACCTTGTTTCTTCACCATCAACACCTGGAGCATATTTGTTTACAGAACCTAATGAAAGATTCAACTTTGAAGAGAATTTAGAAGAAGAAAACAAAATGAGAGCAGAAAGAACAACAGGTATGAGCGGAGATTCTATTGATAAACAAAAAGAACTGATGAAAAAATTGTCCGCATACCTTGATAGATAAGTTTTATTTATTATATTTTTAAAAAAAAAACTTATGGAAATGGATGAGAAATATTTCGTAGCAAAAATTACCACTGATATTGTAGATTCAGAATCAGGTAAGGTAAAAAAACAAAAAGAAGAGAAGTTGGTTAGAGGTTACAACCCAACTGATGTTGAAGCAAAAGTAACCAAAATTTACGAGAGTTATTCACAAGATTGGAGAATAACATCTATTGTTGAAAGTAAAATTGATGAAGTGATAGAATAATAAAACAATTTTCAATAATACATCAAAGGAGGGTTTTCCCTCCTTTTTTGTTTTACCGAGTATTTATGGAATATGAAAATTTCAGTTTCAGAAACACAATACCAAGTAATATTAGAATATTTCAAGCAAAAAACTGACCCTATAGCAGAACACATACGTCAGATGTTACGTGCGGTATATAAACCGTTGAACAAATACGGTAAACTACCGAACCCTGATGGTAACTGTGACACTAACGAAGGTGTTATCTATGTGTGGGAACATATTCCTGGTGTAGACCATTGGTCGGTCTTAAATCGTTTCGATACCAATTCAAAAGTTAGAGATAAAATCAAAGAACTTTTTACATCACAAAATCCTGGTACAGAAATAACAAACAAAAATTTAATAGATTTTATTACAGACAATAAAGATAGTTTGTTTAATGGAGAATATACCGAAGAACTTGTTAACCTTAACAGAGCAACAATTGAAAAGGGTAATCAAAATGAAATGTTTGGAATAAAAATTTTAAAAGATTTTTTTGGTTCAGATACAAACATAATGAGATTCTGTTCAGGTGATGTAAGAGATACCAAAAAAGGTATGGACCTTATGGTTGAAGCTAACGGAAAACAAATATTCGTTCAAGTAAAACCTTTTACAAAAGCAACAAGTTTTGTTGATAGAGATGGTGACACATTCTTTGAAGTATCATCTTATAACTTTGACCACACAAAATATTCAGAAAAAAATGTTCAGGTATTTCTTTACGTGAACACAGAAACAAATGAATATGTGGCGTTCTCAAACAAGAAAAGTAGAATCAAAAAAGAAAATTCAGGTATGACAAGATTCTATGAACCATACCTCATGACCAACATGCAATTCGAAGGAAAAACAAAAACAAAACAATACCGTAACAAACCATTAGAAGATGATTTATTTAAAATGGGAGAGAGAAGACTTCAAAATTTAGAATTCAGAAAATCAGAAATCGAAAAACTTATCGAATTAGAAAAACAAAAATTGGCAAAAAAATAAAATTATTTTACCTCAATTACGTGAGAATTAATTTTTTTTTAAAATTAACAATATTTATATAAATAAAAATAACAACTAAAAATGGCAAAAGAAAAATCTTTAGTAGAAGAAGCTATCCTTTCAATGAAAAATCTTGAGGAAGCTGTTGCTAACAACGCAAAAGAAATACTTGCTTCAACCATGAAGGAAGAAATTAAAGAATTAGTAAAAGAATCTCTATCTGAACAAGAAGAAGAAGAGATTGATACAGATGTTGATATGTCTGACGATGAAGATGAAATGTCTATGGATATGGACATGGAAGATTCTGAAGAAGATATGGATACAGATAACGAAGTTGAAGACATGAGTCCAATCGACTTAAGAGGAAAATCTAACGACGAAATCATCCGTGTGTTTCAGTTAATGGGTCCTGATGATAACATCATCGTTACAAAAGACGATGCTGGTAATATCAACCTAAAAACTGATGAAGACGAGTATATGATTGTTGGAGAATCTGAAGAAGAAGAAGGTTGGAACATGGAAGAAGATATGATGGAAACTTGGGATATGGAAGAACAAGAAGAAATGGACATGGACTCAGAAGAGGAAATGGACATGGATGATTCTGAAGAATCTATTGAAGATATCATTAATTCAGTTTTCAACGATGAATCCGACCTACCAGAATCTCCAACAGGTGGAGAATACGGTGGTGAGTTTGGAATGTTAGAAATGGAAATGGACGAAGAAGACATGGAAGAGGGTGAGGAAGTTATGTATGAAATCACTTTAGACGAAGAATCTGATTCTGAAGAAGATGAAGAGGAAGGTGAAGAAGATGAATCTTACATGATGGAATCTAAAAAAGCTAAAACCCCTAAGACAGGTAAAGCGTCAAGTTTCAAATATAGCACTAAACCAAATATGGACGGTGGTTTTGAAACACCAAAAAGAAAGAAAGCAAACACAACTATGGGCACAGGTTCAGCTAAAAAAGTTGACGTGTACAAAGATGACGAAACTCTTGATGGTAAAATGAAAATAGTAAAAGGTAAAAAAGCCGAAACAAAAGAAGCGTCTCGTACTTATGCTTCGGGTTCTAAAAAAGGTCGTGGTCTAAGAAAAGGAATCACTCCTAACAGAAATTTAGAATTCCCAATCAAAGAGAGCGTATACGGTGAGGAAGTACAAATCCTAAGAGAGAAAAATGAAGAGTACAGAAAAGCACTTAACGTATTCAGAAACAAACTAAACGAAGTGGCTGTGTTTAATTCAAACTTAGCTTACGCAACTCGTTTGTTCACTGAACACTCAACATCTAAACAAGAAAAAATTAACATCTTGAAAAGATTTGACGGTGTGGAGTCTCTTAAAGAATCTAAAAATTTGTACAAGACAATCAAAGATGAACTTTCAATTAAAACAAGTCAACCAATGAACGAATCAATTGAACGTAAAATTGAAAACGTTCAAAACACAGGTTCAGCAGTTAACTTGATTGAGTCTAAAACTTACGAGAATCCTCAATTTATGAGAATGAAAGATTTGATGTCAAAATTAAAATAAAAAATAAACTAAAAAATAAAACAACCAAAAAAAATGGGAGCATTATTAGAATCAGGTCTTGTTGGTAACATCGGGTTAAAACACCTTAAAGTTATCAAAGAAGATACTATCAGCAAATGGGACAAATTAGGGTTCCTTGAAGGTCTTAAAGGCCACCTAAAAGAAAATGTTGCACAGTTATATGAAAACCAAGCATCACATTTGATTAACGAAGCTACTTCTGACGGGTCTTCAGGTTCTTTCGAAACTGTTGTATTCCCAATCGTTAGACGTGTATTCTCTAAATTATTAGCAAACGATATCGTTTCTGTACAAGCTATGAACTTACCAATCGGTAAATTGTTCTACTTCGTACCTAAGATTCAAGGATATTCAGGTGCTACTTCAACTTCAAGTGGTGACCACTACGCACCAATCGGTTCTCCTGGAAACTATCCTGGTGACCCACAAGCAGGTTACACAGGTTCTGGAGCATATGCTAAAAACCTTTACGATTTGTTCTACGAAGGAAACGAAGCAGCTCTTGACCCACCTGGATTGTTTGACTACTCTAAAGGTCGTTTCGAAATCATCGAAACTGCTGCAGGTGTTGTTAAATGGTCTAACGGAGCATTAGTAAATGCTGACAATGTAAACGACCCAGCATATATCGGTAACACTAGAAAAGTATTATTGAAAATGTGTGGTTTTGCTAACACAGGTGTTGGTAAAATGATTGGTCCTGATGGTAACGAGTATGACACAGAATCTTTCTTGTCTGACCTTGTTATTGTTAAAGACTCAGGATTAGGAATTGCTACAACTTCTCCATGTACAGTTTCTACTGGACCTTTATTGTTCAGAGTAGTTACTCAAAAATATGGTCAAGGAATTGTTACTCCTAACTATAATCAAGCAACAGCAGCGTTCTCTTCTCAAGGTAACGGTGGTGTTTATAATGACGTTTGTGACGTTAACGGTTGTATCTACCTTGAAGTAGACCTTTCTTGTCCAGCATGTCCTACATGTGGAAGTGACACTATCGATGGTTACACTGGTACTACTATCACAGGTATCACTTCTGGTGGTTCATTCACAACTTTCTTCAGACGTTACGAAGAGCTAGAATTCGAAGACAAAATTGGTGAAGTTTCTTTCGACCTTCAATCTGTAACTGTTACAGTTACTGAAAGAAAGTTAAGAGCACAATGGTCTCCTGAATTAGCTCAAGACGTTGCAGCATTCCACAACATCGACGCTGAAGCTGAATTAACAGCTTTATTGTCTGAACAAGTT